TTCCTAAAGTATTACAACTGCTCACCCTTGGGAAGTGAGTTGTGGTGCATTAATACTAACGAATTGCTGTTGCCAAGCTCGTTACACTCCGAATCTAATTCAAACATCACACTAACTATGCGTTAGTGTTAATGATGTATTCAACAAGAGTTACTACTCCGTTGATGATAACAAATGTCTTCATAATGAATGCATAGTTATGTGGTGTATGCTATTTAAACGTAAGCATACGTAACGTCAAAAGTCTATATCATACTATGACATAGGAAGAAAATAAACGGAGAACCCCGAAGGATTCCCCGATGTGATGTGTTAGCTCTGACGCTCAGCAACAGCATCTGATTGAGCAGAAACTAATAAAGCTCCTAAATCACCAAAAGCATCAGCATTAATACCGTCAGACCACTGCCATGAAGTCAATTTCATAGAGGTGTTACCATCAATTACTACAGGTGTAGCAACAACAGTCATTCCCTCTGCAATCTTTTCAACAGTAGACCCATAAGCAAATGCAGAAGTTTGAACCAACTCACCATTTGCTTGTGTCCATCTGATTGAACAAGTGTGAACTGTCTTTCCAGCAGAACCGAAAGAACGAGCCTCACCAATAGTAACTACGTCAGCACGAACTGCAATTAGAGTTGTGCCGTCTTTTAATGTAACTTTTCGCATATTTGCCATAATGTTGTTTTTTTAATATCCCGTTAGTTTAGTACAGAAGGCGGGACTAGTTACTTCTGCAATTTTTAGTGGTCGCTTTTTGTTGGGGTAACAATGACGTATACCTACATGATAAATTTTTTTTAAAAAAAAAATTAGAAATTACTTGACAATGGCTCTTTAATGTATTAGTTTTGTAGTGTCTCAATTGGAAATGCAGCATCTAAGACTGCGTAACCCCGTAAGGTTAATCAAATGAGATGTTATATACCTCTTAGTTGTATCTTCAGGTAACCACTCCTGTTGGTTCAGGTAAATTTAATTATACTCAAAAACTACGATGTAGGTAAAAGGTCAGAGTTTTTGACTTCCAAAAGGAAGTGTTTTTACGAGGTGAATTTCAAAATGCAAAAAAAAATGGGAGAGGAAGGCATTGAAGATAGAATGGAGCATGAGTATGAATATCCAAAGTATAAGTTTACTAGAGAGCTTATAACTGAGGATGAGCAAGAACTTGTGCTAATTATGTTTTCTTCTTTTGTGTTTACTCCTAAAGAAGGACTTATGGAAATTATGCTTGAAGGTAGATATATTTATCATGGAGATAAAGATATAGATACTGAAATTATTTTAAGTATGGAATTTCACGAAAAGTGTTATGATATTTATATGGGAAATCAAAATGAGGACGATGTAAGTATTAATTCTGACAGGTTTGAATAAAATTTTTTGCTTCTATTTATAATAAATTTTATTAATATGCTTGACAGGTCTTGTTATTTATAGTATATTTGCATTAAATTGTAGAGATATGGAAAAAATATATAATTTAAAAGCTACTGAAAGAGCGTTCTTTAATATGTATGTTGAGTTAATGACTGTGCAGTCGCCTATCAATAAACTTCGTAAGCAAGAAAGGCAGGTACTTGCTGAAACCATGTATCAAAATAGTGTTTTAGCAAAGGATTATAAAAACCCTGAAGATCCAAAAAAATGGAGAGAGTTACTTTCTTATGGTCGTAAACAGGAAATGGCAGAAGCAATAGGAAAAATGTCAGAAGCAAGCTTTGCTAATTGTTTAAGCTCTTTGAGAAAGCATGGATTGCTTAATGCAGATAACTATTTGCATGAGAGGTTAAGGATATATCCAAATGAAAAAAATGGTATTGTATTTAATTTCACAATAAGAAATGCAGAAAAAGCTATTTGATAAATTACTTAAAGAGGTTGCAGAAAAGCATAACATACCCTTTCCGATTATTGAAAATGCGTGGAAAAATCAGTTTAGGGTAATTAAGAATATAATAAAGGATAGTGATAGAAGCGATATTAAAAGTTTTAAAACAGTGTATATAAGGTATCTTGGTAAGTTTGTTCCAAGAGTTGCTGAAATACAGTATATGAATAATAAAGATGATAGACGAGATAGTTGAGGGTTGGAAAAATTATATTGTTAAGAATCCTCTTGTAGAGGCTGAAGCAAAACGTAGGGCAGAAATATGTGCTTCATGTGAGCATGCTAAAAATGATTTAGCTATGCCTAGATGTGGAATATGTAATTGCCCTCTTGCAATAAAGACAAGGAGTATGAAAAGTAAATGTCCAAACCCTAAAGATAAAGGAGGACCAAAATGGTAGAATATGTTTTAAATGTAATAGAAAATGGTGAGCTTGCCAATGTTATAGAGGGAGCAAGTAGTATCCGTAATTATATTGCGGATAAGGAAGATAGTGAGCAAAATTATGCTTACCTTATATATGAAATAGATGAGGAGTATGAATGAAGGGAAAGTTACTAAAAGTGGTATTGTTTATTTTGAGTATCCTGTAGGAGATGAAATATTTAAAATGTTTGTAAGCAGTTTGCCACAAAGGTTAAAAGAAGAGGATGAAACACAAAAAGAATACAACGCCAGGCGAAAGCTAAACAGAGGTTCTTTAAATCGTTTTAAAAAAGGAAAAATGCATTGGAACCCTTTTGTTTTTGGAAACAATAAAGGTTTAGAGCATAATCAGAGAAACCACGAAACGGTAAATGCTTTTATAAAGCAAGAAAAACAAAAACAAAAAGAAGAGAGTAATGAGCAAAGTATTGAAGAGTAAGGATATTAAGTGTTTACCACTTGGTAGTAAAATGATAGTACGTGCGTATCTTAAACCACAGGGTGCTCTTATTAATTTAAGAGCAAAAGAGATTGTTCCTTGCGTAGAAGTAATGCGTATTGGTCCTGATGTTAAATATGTTAAAGAAGACCAGTGGGTACTTATTAGAGATGGTATTACACCAGGGCAGTTTAAGTATGGAGATGAATTGTTTTACTTTATTCAAGAGCATGACGTAAGTGTTATTTTTGATGAGAAGCCTGATTACGAAATGATTATGGGTACGGATACAAGTATTGTACGTGACCTTACTGAGTATGTTAAGGTTGATAAGCTGTCAAAGCTAAAAGCAAAGATTAGTGAAAAAGATGAAAGCGAAGTGCTTACAGAAAATACAACAATTTTAGATCTTGATGGAAATCCAATAAGATTAGAATAATGAAGCATATGTTTGAGATGGATGAGCAGGGTGGTCTTACAATTGCACCGCAAATCTTGATGATAAAGGAGTTTGCAGAACTTGCTAAAAACAGGGGTAAAAAAGCTAAAGCTAAATTAGATGTTGAACTTTCTGCTATTTGGTTTTTTGTAGATATGCGTTCTCCATATATGCGAATGGATGATGATGAACGGTGGGATTATATTAAGGATGATGTACTTTATATGTTTCCAAAATGGGAAAGTGATCAATACGTCAATGCCTGTATAGATAAGTATAGAGAAATGAGCAGAACACGTTCAATGGATACGCTGGAGTCTGCTTGGAAAGCACAGACTGAGTTAGATAACTTTCTTGCAAATGTAAGTTTGAATGAGCGTGATAATAATGGCAAGCCTGTATTTAACGCAAAGCAGATAATGGATATGATAAACTCTCTACCTAAAACTGTAAAGTCATTGCAAGATACGCAGAGATTGGTAGAAACTGAAGTTGCTGAGAACCTAATACTAAGAGGTGGAAGGGAAAAAGCAGAATTTGAAGATGAAGGACTTAATCCAGACTGACACATTTACAGAAAGGTCTTTTCTTGACTCTTTGAGTTTTGATGCGAGTGCTCGTATTAACTCATTAGAGGATGCCGAGTTACGTGCTGATGTCATAAGTGCTGTAATGGAAATACCTGTTATTTACAATATGCTATGTAATAAAAGGCAGTACGCAAAAGATTTACCAAAGAACAGTGAAGGAAAGATAGAGGTTAATATTTCATCACCTCATATCCTTGAAGATATGGATTTCTTTAGGGAAAGAGCGTTGTATTTTAAGAAGCACGGTAAGTATACGGATCTTATAACCAATAGGTTTCCATCATCAAGATATATGAAGTTTTGGAGAGAGGAACAACGTAGATGCAGAGAAGGTCTTGTGCGTCCTTCTGATGGTGAATGGATACCAGGATATTACTATTGGTATCTGAATTACTGTCCGATACTTATGACACAGGATGTACCAACTTCTATGGAAGATTTAGAAAATCAAATAGGTAACATTAGGGCAGATCGTGTTGAGGATTTTCCAAGAGTTTGGGATAGCGATTATCTATGGTATCATTATGTTGAGCAAGCAGAGCAACGTGGTATGCACTGTGTAAATATTAAGACAAGGGGTCGTGGGTTTTCATTTAAAGGCTCAAGTAAGAGTACAAGAAATTACTATCACTTTAAAAGAAGTAAGTCTTTTGCTATAGCATCTGAAGGTGAGTATCTGTATGATGATGGTATCTTAAGTAAGGCATGGGATACGCTTAACTTTATTGATAACTATACACCTTGGAGAAAGTCTCGTGATTACGCAGATAGGAATGACCACAAAAGAGCATCTTATAGAGACCCAAAAACTAATACTGAAAAAGGTATAAAGACTGAGATACTAGGTGTTACAACTAAAGGTCAGCCAGAACGTGCAAGGGGAAAGAGGGGTAAGTTACTGCTGTTTGAGGAGGCAGGAAAGTTTCCGCATTTGAAAAAGACGTATGCGATTGCAAGACCATCGGTTGAGCAGGGTAAGATGACATTTGGAACTATTATCGTGTGGGGTACAGGTGGTACTGAAGGTGCTGATTTTTCAGGTATTAAGGAGCTATTTACTAAGCCTGATGCATATAATATATATGGTCTAAAAAATATATATGATAGGAATGCACCGTCAACATCTACGTGCGGTTATTACTGCGGTGAGTATATGAATCGTGAGGGTTGCTATGATAAGAATGGTAATTCTGATATTGTAAAAGCACTTGTTGAAGTGTTTATTGCACGTAAAATTATTGCTACAAGTACAGATGACCCGAACGCACTAATTCAAGAGAAGGCTGACCGTTCTATTACTCCTCAAGAAGCAATGATGCGTAAGGAAGGGCATATCTTTAATGTAGAGGATATGAAGGTGCACCTTTCTGAAGTAGAAACAAACCCTAAGAAATTTACTGATGCCACTTGGAAAGTAAAACTGTACTTTCAGGAAGGTGATGTCAAATTTAAACTAAGTGATAACAATCCCATACGACAATTTCCAGTAATGGATATGAAAGACCTTACATCGTGTGTTGAGATTTTTGAACACCCTATATTGTCAGATGGGCATATACAACCGAATGTGTATATAGCAGGTTGTGACCCTTATGATGATGATATGTCACTCGGACCGTCATTGGGTAGCATATTGATAATGAACCGTCTTACAGGCAGGTTGGTAGCAGAATACACAGGTCGCCCTAGAACAGCAGAAGAGTTCTATGAGATATGCTATAGGTTAATGAAATATTATAACGCACGTTGTAACTATGAGAATAATAAGAAAGGTATGTTCCAATACTTTGATAGAATAAATGCAACTTACATGCTGTGCGATACGCCAAATATTCTGAAGGATATGCAGATAACTAAGCGTGTAGGATACGGTAACTTTGCAAAAGGTACACATACGACAAAGGCAGTGAATGGATGGAGAAATAGTCTCATACGTTCATGGTTGATGGAACAAGCGTATGGAAAAGAAGAGGGTGAAAGAAATTATAGCACTATAATATCACCAGCAATGCTAAGAGAGCTAATAGCGTATGATCCGAATGTAGGAAACTATGATAGAATTTCTGCGTTAGGAATGGTATTAATATATCGTGTCGATCTTGAAAAATTTAGCATTGAAGAGGAAGGTTTTGTTAATAGTGGTGATAATAGAAAACAAATAGATCCGTTCTTTCTTAAAAATAGAAGGAGCATGTCACAAAGATTCATACCTATGGAAGGTGCTGAAAATAGGATTAACATTAGAAAACTTATTAGAAAAAGATGATATTAGGACAAGAAGAATTTCCGTTTCAGAAAAAAACAGAAAGACAAAAAAATAAAAAATGGGCAGAGCAATGCGTAAGAGCAGCTTCTGACATGGGACTTTACACAGGTAGCTTTCGTAATGAGTATTATGAGATTCGTACAAATATGGATCTTTATAATAACATACTTAATGCCGATGACATGATAAGCATGTGCGACCCTTTTGGTGTAAATAATAATGATTTTCCTTTTAAACCGCAACACTACCCTGTAGCAAATAGTAAAATAAATCTACTACTTGGTGAAGAGATGAAACGCAAGTTTGATTGGAAAGTGCGTGTAATTAATCAAGATGCCGTTACAGAAAAGCAAAAGGCAATTAAGAAATTGATTAATGAGCAGTTTATGGAGTTTATAACATCAGATACACCACAAGATCAACTTGCTCAAAAACTACAAGAGTTTGATAACTATTTGAGTTATGATTATAAAGATATTCGTGAGAAACGTGCTACAGATTTACTTAATCATGTAATTGAAAAAGAAAACCTAAAGTTTAAGTGGAACATGGGATTTCTTGATGGTCTTGTTGCGGGTAGAGAATTGTACGCACTTGATATTTTAAATGGTGAACCAAGAGTTCGTAAATGTAACCCAGCAAATGTGCGTATTATACGTAAGGGACAATCTCCTGATGTTCAAGATGCTGATATTATTCTTGAATGGGGTTACCATTCAAAAGGTAATGTAATTGATGATTATTCTGATTACCTAACGGATAAAGAAGTTTCAGAAATAGAAACAATGGGAGTTACAATGAGTTCTTCTTCTGACGAATCAATAGCGAAAGGTAAAGAACCAGATCTTATAGCAGGTACATTTAGTATGATTCAAGATGCAAATGGTAATCTTACGCCTTCAACTGCTACAACAAATACATTACTATCTCCTATTAGTAACGATGGTGCTATTCTTATTACACGTGTTGTGTGGAGGTCTTATCGTAAAATTGGTAAGTTAAAATACTATGATCGTAAAACAGGTGAAGAACTATATAGATTTGTAGATGAATTTTACAAAGCACATGTTGAGCGAGGTGAGGAAATTGAAAAGTATATTTGGGTAACTGATTGGTGGGAAGGTACGCGTATTGGTGAAAGTATTTTTGTTAAAATGCGTCCGTTTCCTGTAAAGGCATATGGCATTAACAACCCTACAGGAACACTGTGTCCATATATAGGTGGTGACTATACACAGGAAGGGGAGCCGACAACATCATTGATGGGTCGTATGAAACCTTACTCTTATTACTATGATTTCTTAATGTTTAAGCAATGGGAAACACTTAGTAAGCATAAAGGTACTGTTGGGTATCTTGATCTTGCTATGATTCCTGAAGGTTGGGAAATGGAAGACGCGCTTTATTTTGCAGATAAAATGGGATGGTTACCAATTGACTCATTTAAGGAAGCAAGAAAAGGAGCTGCTACAGGTACAATTGCAGGTAATATGAATGCTAAAGCACCTATGAATTTTGATATGGGTAACTATTTGCAGCAGAACATGTACATCCTTAACTTTATTAAGGAAGAGATTTCAAATATATCAGGAGTAAGTCGTCAGCGTGAAGGTTCTATTTCAAGTAGTGAACTTGTAGGTAATACACAGAGATCTGTAATGCAGTCATCTCATATTACGGAGCTTTACTTTCAATTCCATGATAGAATAAAGGTTGCTGTATTAAAGGGTGCGCTTGAAGTTGCAAAACATGCATACAGAGGTCGTAAGATTAATGTGCAGTACATAACAGATGATATGTCTCAAATACTTTCAGAAATAGATGGTAACGCAATACGCGAAATAGATTATGGATTAACAATAAATAATAGTCTTGAGTACTCTCAATTGCAACAGCAATTAATGCAGTTAGCACAAGCGGGACTACAGAACGATAAAGTAAACTTCTCTCAAATCATGGATATTATGACAGATCCAAGCATTAGTTCGGTAAGACGTAAGATTGAAACGGCTGAACGTCAGAAAACGCAAGAGGTGCAACAACAACAGCAGCAACAGCAAGAAATGGCACAACAGCAACAACAAGCAATGCAGGAAGTTGAACAAATGAGAATACAGGGAGGACAACAAGCAGAGCAATTCAAAGCAGATATGGCTATGCAACTTGAGAAGGTAAGGAATGATGGAAAGATTGAACTTGAAAGAGTAAAAGCTGAACTTCAAAAAGACCTTAAAATGACTGAGAGTTCAGATACTCTCATTAAAACACGGAAAGATGTTGAGACACTCGATAAAGAATTACAACATGAGGCACGACAAAACGAGCTTGATAGGGATTCTAAGGAAGAAATCGAAAGAATAAAATCTGAAAAGTCTATAAAGTAAAAATTGTTAGATTAGAAGAGGGTATTGACATTGGGTATTAATTGAATTAATTTTGTAAATTATAAATGGAGTTTCAAAACAACGAAAACAATCTAGGTTTCACATTTGACATCGATGGTGTCGAAGATGCAGGAACCTTTGACATTGAATTAAAGGAAGGCGCACCAGCCTCTGCTATAGATGCTGCCGTAAAAGCAATAACACTACAAGACGGTGAAGGTATTGACGCAGATCATGCAACTTCCGAAAAAGGTACATTTGAGGTCACATTAAAAGATGTGATTAGTGGTTCCGACAAAGAGGGAGATACCACATTCATTTTACCTGAAAACAAACCGTCCTTTGAGAGTGCTTCCTCTTCTCCTCATCTTCTGACGAGGCTTGCCTCGGCACTCTACAAAGACGGTGTTCTTACTGGTGTAAATGAGGAAGACATCAAGGATATGGATATTCCAAAACTTGCTGATATGATTAAGGGAACTATTCACAAGAATGAATACTCTGATCTTGATCCTCGCACAAGAGAAGCACTGGATGCTATCCGTGCAGGCGTACCTATTGATAATGTTATAAAACATCATAACGCAGAAACTAAACTGGCAGATTTTACAGAAGATCGTTTTATTGAATCAGATAGTGACGATGAATCCATTGCAAATTCTAAAAAAGAGATTCGGCAGAGTCTTATTTATAATGATTTAATTGCACGTGGTTATTTACAATCAGATGCTGAAAGACGTACTCGTCAGTCATTTAACTCAGGTGACGATGATGCTGATGCAAAACTTGCATTAAACAGTCTTAAAAGTATTGCTGTACAAAGAAAAAATGCAGAAGTTGAACAGGCAAAACAAATGCAACAACAACATGAAAGTTCTCGTAAAAAGCTTTTTAGTAGAATTGCAGACCTTAAAGAGGTTATACCAGGAATGCCTGTTAATGATGAAACTGCAAAATGGATGGCAGAAGCAATGACTAATCCTACAGGTAGGAATGAAAATGGTCAATTACGAACCATCGTAAGTGATAAACGTAGTGAGGATGCATTCTCTTTTGATACGCGGTTGCATTACTTTATTAAAATGGGTCTCTTTGACGAGAAACCTGATATGTCCCTTTTTACAAGACGCTCTATGAGCAGTGCTGTAGAGGAACTAGAAAAGAGCCTTTCAACAGAAGGGATCTATGAAGCAGGGAGGGGAGCCTCTCTTGAAAGTATCACCGAAAGAGAAATGAAGAATAATTATCTTCGCATGCTTGACGGTGCAGATATTTAATCTAATTTGAAACAAATAACCATATAAAAAACATGGCACTTCAATTTTCAGAATTTCAAATGTACGATGCACAGCACTGGTCAGGATTGACAACTGCAAACCATCTACATAGCATTTATCAAGGTCGCCCACAAAAGGCTACTGATATTATGCGAAGAATCCACACTACCAATTTTGGTGTAGACTTGGATTCTCAACTATCTAAGTACAAGGTAAAATACCTTGATACTGATGATGACTTCACATGGGAACTTATCGGAAGCGGTAAGAAAAATGTTCCTTTGGTAGAAGCACGATTAACTCCAGCAGGAACTGCAGTAGTAGTAGGTGATGAGCCAGGAAAAAATGTTACCTCTTTCTATTTGGTTTTTCCAGAAAGATGGTTTACTGATGAGCACATCATTGTTGGTCACAAAAATGAAATGTATTCTCTACAGATTCAATCTGAGCCTGTAGCTGATTCAACTAACTGGATTTACGAAGTAAAACTAATTACTGGAGATCCTGACCTTTTTGTACCAGTTGAAGAACTTGCATCAGGTAAGCGATGGAGCCGTGAGTGGTCTCTTGTTGAATCTACTCTTTCTAAGAAAGGTGGTGGTATCAACTTTGAGTCTCCATTCGGAATGAGAAACACTTTCTCAATGATCCGTATGCAGCATACACTTCCTGGAAACATGGTTAACCGACCATTTGCTACAGGATTCAAAGTAAAGAATGAGTCAACTCAAAAACTTGATAGTTTTGTTACTTGGATGCAGTATGAAGATTACGTATTCGATCAGCAGTATCGTCTTGAAAAGAACAGATTGTTGATGTTCGGACGTTCTAACAGAGGAGCAAACGGTCAATATTATAACTTTGGTAAGTCAGGTCACGTTAAGAAGCAAGGTGCAGGTATTCGTCAGCAGATGGAGTCTTCAGGTACTGAGTTCTACAGTGATTTTTCTATTCAGTGGTTACTTTCTACTTTGATGGATCTTTCTGAAGGAAAACTTCCAACAGACCAGAGACACTTTGTAGCAAGAACAGGTGAGCGAGGAGCTGTACAGTTCCACTTTGCATTGGAAAACTACTCACAGTTGTTTACTCCATTGTTTGATGCTACCCGTATGTTCTCTACTAAAGAGAATGGAGGAATGGCAGGTGTGTCTATGGCATACGGTTACGGAGGTCAGTTCCTAGATTATATGGGACCTAATGGAATCCGTTTCTCAATCTCTGTAGATTCAATGTACGATGATAGAGAGCGTAACAAGATTCTTCACCCGAATGGTGGTGTTGCTGAATCTTATCGTTATGATATTATGGACGTTGGTACTACTAATGGAGAACCAAACATTCAGAAGTTTTATGTAAAAAATTCTGAAAACATTTACGGTTACGAGCCAGGATTGAGAGATCCTTACTCTGCAACAGGTAAAATGTCACAGATGTCGCATTCAACTGATGGATATACTGTTCACAGAGGATGTCAAGTAGGTGTTGCTGTGTATGACCCAAGTCGTACTAAGTCACTTATTCCAAACATCTTATATTGATAATTGCTAATAGTTAGAAGAGGAAATGACAATGGCTAAGAAACTTATAACAAAAACTGAGGTAGAAACAGGGGTAGTCGAAATGACTACTCCTGCGTTCTCCTTACCGAGAAAAAAGGTTACAATATTACCTGTAATCAAAAAAACATGGTTACCAAAAGGACATGAAGCTGAGTTTTTATATCAGCATTCAATGAATACTTTTACAGTACCTAAAAACGCAATGAACGGGTCGTATGTAAATCCACTTTCAAATGAAGAACAAGATGCACTTGAATCGCATCCTGGACTTTCTATGGCAGCAGGTGATCTTTCTGTTCATAAACGTGAAAATAATTTTTGGAAAAGCATTTTTAAACCCGTAAGGCTTGGTAAAGATCCGAGGACTCTTGATCTTTCAGACCCTATGGATTACATTACCTATAAGGTTTTACTTTTAAATACTGATTACATTGCTCCTGATGCATATAATGCAAAGCGTAAAGCGTCTTACAAGTATATGGTTGTTGAAGAGGGTTATGAAGATAATAACAAATCAGCAACTGCAAATATTATTGCGGATGCCTATCTTGAGTACGGTAAAATTCGTGAAGATAAAGTGGCGTTAGGTGATATTCTTTTCTTACTTACCAATCAGCGTGTGTCACCTAGTTCGACACTCATCTGGTTACAAGGTCAGATTGGAGATTTTATTGCTAATAATCCTAAAAAGTTTATTGAAGTCGTAAATGATAAGGACTTACAAACAAGAGTTCTTATTACAAAAGGATTGACATATAATGCTATTCAGAAAGATGGTACTGCATATCGCACAATGGGAGGTGATCTCATGGGTGTTGATCTTACAGCAACTATTGCTTTCTTGAATAATAAACAAAATGGCGATCACCGTATCTTGATTGAAACAATGATTGCAAGAAGCGAAGGTAAATAATGTCTGTACAAGATATTTTAGATTACATGAGATTGCGCTATGATGCTTATGCATCGCAAGACGCTCCTGGTTATGATGACGATGACCTCTGTGCTTTATTTAATAAGGCACAGAAGGTTTTCGCCAAATCATTATATAATCAGTTTGGTAACCCTACACGTATTGGTGCGGAGGAAACTGAAAAGCGTTCTAAAGATCTCGTGCAGTTAAAAGCTCATACAGTAGTTGCACCACCTTTTTTAGTAGGAGACCATCCTAACTCATACTTTGTAGACCTTCCTTTAGATTTTTGGGTTGCCCTTAAAGAAGAACTTGACATTACCTACACTAATAGTTGTGGGGAAACTGTCGCTGATTCAAGGATTCCTGTAAAACCAATTAAAGAGGATTACTACAATGCAAACGTCAAGAACCCATACAAGCGTCCCTATAAAGAACTTGTGTGGAGATTTGACAGAGAAAGAACTGATATATCAACTGAGGCAAGTCCCACTAACAGTAAAAGAAATGAGATAATTCTTTTCGATGGTGCTACTGCTGATAATTATAGGGTGTCCTATTATAGAGCACCTAAAGACATCGTTGACCCTGCTATAAGCGCAAGCTTTTGCGAGTTCGATGAGATGCACCATGAAAAGATTGCAGATCTTGCTGTTGAACTTGCTATGCAAACAACTGACAGACCTGGTTTGCAATCTAAAATGATTGAAAATTCTAAAATAATTGAATAATGCATCAGACGGATTTTCCGATATCACACCGTCTTAAATAAAATCGGATATTTAGATTCCTTTTAACTTAAAACATAGGAAAAATGAGTGCACCAAGTGCAATTAGTAACGCAAGGCAAATTATCATTGGTAAAGATTTAACAGGTACTGCATTAGCAACTACCGATCTTACCTCTGCTGCCTTTAAAGCCGCAACTGGAGAAGTTGGGGTATTTACCAAAGAAGGTACACGTGTAAACGCTGGAAATGCAAACATCGTTGCAGGAATGGAATTTGTCATTGCTGTAAGTAGAGGAGCAAGTAAGTCACCTTTAGTATCAGATCTTATTGATGCTTCTAAAGTAACTGTTGCAAACGCTCTTATCAACGAAGTAGCAACTGAACAATCTCTTGCTGTAGGATACAACGGAACAAGCGGTCTTATCGCTGACGTTGCTACTTACGCAGGAGAACTTTACAAAGTAACAGTTCTTGTACACCAGTTTCTTTCAGGAACTGACAGTGAGCATCTTAAAGCTGGATACTATCAATCACAATTGACTGACGGACAAGCTGAAGTTGCTTTAGGTATGGCTGCTTCTTTAATTAAAAACTTCTCTCGTGAAGTAAGTAATTCTAACGGAGACAAGCCAGTTAAAGCAAAAGCTGTTTGTAATGCTGCAGGTGCATTAGCTACAGGTGCTACCATTGCTACTATTAGCAAAGGTTCTACGCAACTTGCAATGGATGCTGTTATTACAAGTGCTGTAGTTGGAGATTACATTAGGTTGTCTGAAACAGCAGGTGGTATTGGTTTAGCTTCTCCAGTATTCAAAATTCTTAGTATT